CACCAGATGCAACTTCATTAAATGAATGGGCAACTAACGTTAAACTAGCACTTGAAGATAATGATGACGGTGCAGTAAGTAGAGACGAGTACTTAGCTATGTACTACGGTTCGGGCTTCTCAAGTGATAACGCTGGTAACAACATTGTTGTTCCACCAAGTCACATGGCGCTACGTACTATTATACTAAACGACCAAGTTGCTTTCCCCTGGTTTGCTCCAGCAGGAACACGACGCGGTGGAGTAAGTAATGCTTCGAGTTCAGGTTATATTACTAGCGAAGGCGAATTTAAGTCAGTAGCATTGAACACAGGACAGCGCGATACATTGTATTCAAACGCAATTAACCCAATTACGTTCCTAGCAGGAGCAGGGCTTGTTGTATTTGGACAAAAGACTCGTGCAAAAAATGCAAGTGCATTGGATCGCGTTAACGTAGCACGTTTAACTGTTTACTTACGTGGACAGCTAGAGCTATTAGCGAAACCTTACTTGTTTGAGCCAAATGACAAGATCACACGTGATCAAGTTAAAGCGGCAGCTGATGCGCTATTACTAGAATTAGTAGCACTAAGAGCACTTTACGACTTCCTAGTTGTGTGTGATGAAAGTAACAACACACCAGCGAGAATAGATCGTAATGAGCTATACTTAGACATTGCTATTGAACCAGTAAAAGCTATTGAGTTTATATACATACCGCTTAGAATTAAGAACACAGGCGAAATTGCAGCACTAGGTTAATATGCGCATATAATGAGTGAGGAAAATTCCTCACTCATTTAAGCATAAATACTGTACAGGAGATAACAGAATGCCAATTACAACATTACAAAACATCAGTGTACCTACAGAAGGTGCTGGATCCAACTCATCATTATTGATGCCTAAGTTACAGTATCGCTTTAGAGTATTACTAGACAGCTTTGGTACAACTGGTGGACCAGATGGAACTAGAGAAATATCAAGACAAGTAGTAGACGTAACTCGTCCAAACGTTAGTTTTGAACAAATGACAATTGAAGCTTACAACAGCAAAACTTATCTTGCTGGTAAGCACACATGGGAACCAATTACACTAACACTACGCGAAGATGCAAACAACAACGTACAAAAAGTTGTTGGACAGCAGCTACAAAAGCAGTTCGATTTCTTCGAACAAGCAAGTGCAGTGTCAAGTGGTACATACAAATTCCAAACTAGTATTGAAATTTTAGACGGTGGCAACGGAGCAAATGGTGCTAACGTTATTGATAAATTCCAATTAGTAGGCTGCTATATTGAATCAGCAAACTATAATTCATTAGCATATGCTACAAACGAAGCTGTAACAACTTCACTGACTATACGTTATGACAACGCTATTCAGTTTGGTGCAGACGATTCGTTCGAAGGTATTGGCGAAGCAGTTGCAAGAGCAACAAACGCTGCTATTGGTGGCACTACTGTTACTGGCTAATACAATTAGCTAAGATTGGTATTTTACATAGAAAGCGGAGATTGTTAATTCAGTCGCCGCTTTTCTCTATATAATATACATGGTTAAATCATAAGGATAAATATTAGTATGAGTTTAAAAGATTTATTCCTAAACAATCTGCAGTCAGCAAACCACTTGCGTGACGCACGTCATGCCCACCAAATTTATACACAAAGTAATTTTGCATTTGCACCTAAAACAAAACACATGTATCATGTTAGGTTTGAACCTAACAGAGAAGTAGGCAATAATGCAGATTCAAATACATTTAGATTCCAAAAAGAATTAGGAATACTTGTTAAGAGTGCTGATTTGCCTAGCTTTAGAGCAAGCGTAGAAAACAAACAACAATACAATCGTAAAAAGAATGTACAAACTAGAGTTGATTATCAAGACTGTAGAATTGCATTTCATGATGATAATACTGGTGTTACTAGAGCATTATTAGAAGAGTATTACAGATATTACTTTGATGACGCTAACAGAACTGTTGGCGGCAATGAAGCAGCTTATGGACCTAGAGACAAATATTTTGGCAGGGTTCCTAATTACGGACTTAACAATGATAAGAAAAATCCATTTTTTGATTATATTACAATTTATCAACTCTCGCGCAGAGATTGGGTTGCATACACATTAGTTAATCCGTTGTTAACTTCATGGGATCACGGAAGTGTTGCAAGCAGCGGCAGCGAGTTTAATGAAAATACAATTAGTGTTGCTTATGAAGCTGTACAATATTCTAGCGGTACTACAAGTTTCGAACCACCAGTAGGTTTTGCAGATGCAGCTACAGGCTACGATGTAACACCGAGTCCGTTAGGCTATCTTGATAATGCAATGACTAGTGGATTTGACGGAAGCAAAGGTTTAATACCTGCGTTAATTGGTCTCGGCACTTCTTCTTTACTAAGAAAAGCGTTTGGTAATCAAAACAATAAAGATAAAAATATACTTAAACAAGTAGCAACTGGAGTTATTGGCGGCTTAGTAACTAGTGTATTATCTAGTAATAAGTTACCGGTTTCTGACAGTCAAAATATTCAAACATCGTCAACATCAAGATCGGCCGATACCACAGTGCTTAGTATTAGTGCAATAAATAGTCAGTTAGCAAATCCAGCAGTTTCTAATGTATTGGTTCCGGCATTAATTAATAGCGGCGCGCTACCCAACGTAACTGTAAATACATATAATAGTTCTACAGCATCACAAAAAGCTTCATACGTGTCACAACTAACAACTAAGATATCTAGCGGTGATCAAAAATTAGCACAAATTGCATCTAATGCAATAAACGGAGGAATATAATTTATGTCAAAAACAATGTCAGATAATAGTAATGCTCCAGCAATAGAGCCTACAACAGAATACTTTAATAATTTTTATAATCTAGATATAAATTATAATCCTAGTGAAGTTGATGCTGTTATTGGGTATTTTCTTAAACGGGGATTCCAAAAAGTTTCAGCAATTAACACAGCAAGCGTATTACTACAGCAAGCCAAGATCGACGAATTAAATGTACAAGAATTATTAGACACATTAAAGGGCGTAACAGAAGTACAACTAAGTTTAATTGTAGCTCAAATACTTAACTTTAATAGAGAAAAAACAAGTGTTTTAGGATTTAGAGACACAGAACAAACGTCAGAATTATTTGATTTAAGAAACGTTGTAATCTAATATGTCTCGCTTTGCACAAGGCAGGTTTGTACCTAAAAATCCTAAAAAATACATCGGCAACAAAGTTCCTACATATCGATCCGGCTGGGAATATACTTTTATGAAGTTCTGCGACGAGCACCCTGCAATAGAGCAATGGGCAAGTGAAGCAGTACGTATACCGTATCGAAATCCTTTAACTGGCAAGCAAACAGTATATGTGCCAGACTTCTTTATTTCGTACGCAGATAAGGGTGCTAAAAAACGTGTAGAACTAATTGAGGTTAAACCTGCTAACCAAGCAATGCGAGAGCGCCTTGGCAATAGCAAACATAATCAAGCACATTATGTAGTTAATCAAGCAAAATGGGAAGCTGCTAGATCGTGGTGTAAACAACAAGGCATAATGTTTCGTATTGTTACTGAAGATGATATATTCCATAATGGAAGGAAGAGATAAATAATAGTAGCATATAATGGAATTAATTCATGACAAAAAAATTAGAAGACTTATTAAACTTACCTGACTCTAAAGAAATTATTAAAGACGCAGAAGTCCAAGAAGTAGAGCAGAAAAAGTATGAAGTAGAACAAGCAGATACTTTTCGTGATATTGCCGAGTTTGATAAGATTGCTAGTGCATTACCAGCAGTTAAAGGATTAGGTCAAAAAGCAGATGACGAACTAGAAGTAATAGCTGCAAAGGCTATGGAAGCATATGACGACTTAATGGACTTAGGTATGAATGTAGAAGCACGTTATAGCAGTCGTATATTTGAAACTGCCGGCGGTATGCTTAAAACTAGTCTTGATGCTAAAGTTGCAAAAATGGATAAGAAATTAAAAATGATTGAACTACAACTTAAAAAAGAAAAGATGGATAAAGACGGTAAAGCAACAGGCGAAGGCGACATTGTTAATGGCGCAGGCTATGTAGTTACTGATAGAAATAGTCTTTTAGAGAAGCTCAAAGGCTTAGATAAAGATAAATAATACATATAGAACAGGGATCCGAGCACAATGAGATCATTTACAGAAGTACTAACAGAGTCTAAAAAGACTTATGAATTTAAAATTGGAGTAGCTGGTCCTTTACCGGAAAGCTTTACTGACCGGTTAGAAACATGCCTTAGAAAATATAACATTTCTAATATAACATCCGGCAAGAAAACACCAATACAGGAACGTCCACTAGACTTTCCGCAATTAAGTAATATGGAAGTTACATATTTTGAATTAGCAGTAGAATACCCAACAACTAGTCAAGTACTACAAGAGTATATTGCTAAGTGCTGTGGTTGCGATCAGGCACATATTATTGTACGCAACGCAAACGATCCTAGAGAAGAATACCAAGAAATGGACGACAAAACACCATACGTATCCAAACTAGAAACAGAAGACATGGGTGGCGAGAGCGCACAAGATAGTGTTGCAGGAAGCCGTGTAATGAGCCTTTTAAAAGAACTTGAAACTGCTCAAAAAGAAGATAAGCACAGCGGTGCTGAAGGCGCTCCGGTTGGGGAGTCAACAGACATCACTGATGATGAAAATACTAAAGCAGTTGTAGGAGGCTGATATTATGAATATGAAGAAATTAATTGAATCAATGGACAACATCGATGAATGTGGAATGGCCGAAGGACCCATGGGAATGGCTCCACCTGCAATGTCTCCACCAGCTCCAGAGATGGACAAGGGAACACCTGTAAGTGTAAACGTATCAATGAATGCAAGCGGCAAAGAACATGTAGCTGATTTGTTAGATATGATGAAGAACGCAGGACTAGGCGATGCAGCTCCGGCAGCAGACGCAATGATGTCACCGCGTATGGATATGGAACGATTGTCAGGCATTATGGGTAGTCCAGAACATGATCATGATGATGATGATAAAATGAAACTTCCTAGCTTAGGCGATCTTGACGGTGGCGAAGACGAAGCATATGCTAACGAAATAACAGATCCAATGGATGACGCAGAAACTGCTTTAGCAGCTGATATTGAAGATCCAATGGATGATGAAGACGAAGAAGATTTAGCAGCTGACATGGATATGGATGACGAAGAAGCCGAAACTGAAGATATGTCCGGCGAAGGTTCTTACACTATCAAAGTTAAAGGCAAAGATATGGACAGCCAAAATGAGCTTGCAAGAATAGCATCTCTTTCAGGTGTAGCTGCTCCACAAGAAATGGAAACTGAAGCTGACGACGGCGGATTTAGCGATGCTACTACTGAACCAAATGCAAAGTACGGTGACATGAGTGACGCTATCCCAGATGGCAATGATTTAAACCGCAAGAAAAAGTCATACCCTGCTACAGCCGACGGCGACAATCCAATGGCAGTTGAAACAATTAAAGCAGCATTGTATGCAGCATTAACTGAAAAGAAAGCAAAGCCTGACTTTTTAGATGTTGATAAAGATGGCGACAAAAAAGAGCCAATGAAAAAAGCACTTAAAGATAAAGGTGGCAAGCCTAAAAAAGGTAAAGTACCTCCGCAGTTCCAAAAAGAAGAAATGACTGCTGAAGGCCGTGGCAAGAAGAAGCCTAAGTTAATGGCTGGACGTGGACGCGGCAAATAGTAAGTCTTACTAATTAGTATACTAACCAGATAGGTCCTTAGGGACCTATTTGCTTGAGTAAATAGCTGTATGGTAAAAGAGAATATTAATTGGGAAGCATACTTCGATAGTATAAAGCCTGTATGTCCTTGGAGTGCAGCAGCATGGAAAAAGGGCGAAATTAAAGTTACAAAATGGCGCGGAGAGTGGGAACACTTAGAAAATAACCAAGCCATTGTTTACATTGTACCCAACTATAATCGTAGGCGTTTAAAGAAACTTTGTAGTAAACTAGACACTAGTTTACAATACGAGTGGTTGTGGAGCGAGCCAAGATACGGCAAACATGCTGCACCTACACATATTTTAATCCAACAAGACAGACGTAAACTATTTGACCTTAGGTTCGACATTGGATATTACAACGATATAATAGGATAAGTATTAATATGGCAGCATCATTAGACGGCGTCTTAATTAAGAAGGCAAACAGACAAGAAACTTTTACTGAAGAACAAGTTGCAGACTTAGTAGCCTGTATGGATCAAGATGAAGGATACTTGTACTTTGCTAAAAAGTTTGCTTATATTCAGCATCCTGTAAAAGGTAAACTGTTGTACGATCCTTACGAGTATCAGTTAGGATTAATGTATAGTTATCACAGCTATCGCTTTAACATTAATATGATGCCTAGACAAACAGGTAAGACTACGTGTGCTAGTATCTATCTAGCATGGTATGCAATGTTTGTACCAGATCAAACTATTCTAGTTGCTGCACACAAATATA